CATTTAAAGTTGTTCTACCTAAACCTGTGTTATGAGCACCAGTTGTATGCCCAAACATAGAGTGATAACCTATAGCAGTATTAAAACTACCTGTTGTAAGGTTTTTCAAAGATGATCTACCTATACCAGTGTTTTGAATACCTGTAGTAGAAGTAGTCAATGCTTCACGACCCAAGGCTGTGTTATCTGTTCCAGTTGTATTAGCATCTAAGGCTTCAGCACCTACGGCTGTGTTGTCGGTTCCAGTTGTGTTTTCTTTTAATGAAGAATAACCATAAGCAGTGTTGTTATCTGCTGTAGTATTTCTTAAAAGACTCATTACACCAAAACCAGAATTATTATCTCCAGTTGTGTTATCAGACATTGAAGCTTCACCAACAGATGTGTTGTTAGCACCTGTAGTATTTGCATCCAAACAGTTATAACCAACTGCCGTATTGTTTGAAGCTGTTGTATTTGCACCTAATGAGTTATATCCAAGAGCAGTGTTATCTCCTCCTGTAGTATTTGCATCTAAAGCATTAGCTCCTAAAGCTACGTTGTTTGCTCCAGTTGTGTTTGCTCCTAAAGCTACATAACCAACAGCAGTGTTGTTACTAGCAGTGGTATTTGCATCTAAACATTGAAGACCAACAGCTACGTTTTGCGTTCCCGTTGTATTAGCATTTAATGCCATCATTCCAACAGCAGTATTTTCTCCTGTTGTATTTGAAGCTAAAGCACGATCTCCAATAGCTGTATTATGGTTAGCAGTCTCGCTTACTAATAGAGCGTCATTACCTATAGCAGTGTTTCTACTTCCAGTTGTTATTGCACCACCAGCACTTCTTCCCACAGCTGTGTTGCTACCTCCTGTTGTAACTGCATCTAAAACACCAGAACCAACAGCTACGTTATTTCCACCGCTAGTCATAGCTGTTAATGCATCCTTACCAACAGCAGTATTATTTCCACCAGAAACAGAAGCATCTAAAGCACTTTCTCCAAGAACAGTGTTACCAGCAACAGAGTTTGCACCTTTTCCTATATTTATACTATTTATTGTTCCATCAACCGCAAAAGATGGGCCACCAGTAAGCGTAAAAAGATTTATAAATGCGTTTCCAGATGTATTATTAAGCTGCATAATACCTGTATTGGTATTAGCAAAAAATTGACTAGCGTAATTTGTAGAAGGGGCAGATGATCCAGTACTGTTATTTGCTAAAGCTTGAAAAGCAGCTTGTAAGTCTAAACGGACTGCATTTCCTGTGCCATTATCTATTACAAAATCATTTTGGCTCATTGTCTAACCTAATTTTTTAATCTAAGTATATCTTACTTTAAAATCAACTACCACGCCCGAATCCTGTAGCAGCATATTTGAAATTTCTATTTACAAAAGTTTCATTATTTGAAGTATCTCTATTTTTAACATTAATCGTAAATCCAGTTGAAGAAATACTTGCAATATTAAAGAAATCACCAGCAGCAGCATTTTCAATAGTTATACCTACAGAAGGTTTTACACTATCTGCTGCAATGCTAGTACCAGACTGACCTGTGAAAAAGCTGTTGGTAAATGTTACAGATTTGGTAGATGTACCAGAAGCAATCAAACCGTTTGTAGCTCCAGCATTACCAAGACTTGTTTCTGTTCTACTTTCTAATTCTGCTGTATATCCTAGTTGATCTATTTCTATTGACTGCGCTGGGTCGTTAGTGTCCATATCACATCTAAATTTAAAACCTCTTGCAACATAAACACCATTAACAAAAGGATTAAATTGACTGAAATTAGCGCCATAAGTACAAGATGTACCACTAGATATTGTTGCACTTGTAGCTGAAGTAACTGTAAATGTTGAGGCACTAGGTACAGAAACAATTTGATAATTTCCATCTGTTGCAGAGCCAGCAGTAAAGTCAATGACTACAAAATCACCAACAGAATATCCATGCGAGGTCTTGGTTATAGTGATCGTTGTAGCACTCTGTTCGTAAGTAGCTGAAACTGATAAATCAGGATCTAAGTCAGTTGTGGCGACTAGCATAGAAGCTCCAACATCAAATGCGGTGGCTTGGTCAAAGTCAGTCCAAGTATCTATCAAAGCTGTTCTTTTATCAAATAAGTCATTAGGGTAAAAACCTTGTGTGACCATATGTCTACGCAAACGTAACGGTTGCTTACCACCTAAATCTAGTGTGTTAGCAAAACTATAAGAACCACCAGTAACATCAATAGCACCTAAAAAATCAAAATCAGGTATAGCATCAAAATCTGTCTGCGAATCTAAAGTTTCCAACGATCCAAGTACAAGACCAGTTACCTCATCACTAAAGAAACAATCAACTTTCTCACCAGCAAAAGGTGGTGAATCATTATCTTCTCTATCTTCTAAAATTGTTAACTTAGGAAATACATCAGGACTTGTTGAAAGAACAACAACAGAAGCATCACCAGAACTAAGTCTACCGCCATCATCTTTGAACTTTAAAAGGTACGTTCCATTTACAATATTTGGAACAATACTTTCACTGACGTTTCCAGAAAGTTCGGGCAAAACATCAACTGAATTGGTAAACGTTGCTCCAGTTGTAAGGTTAGAACTGCGAATTACCACGTTTCCACCATGAGTTACGTCAATATCAGTAGATTTATCAAAACGTAATCTTACAAATTCATCTGATAATGGTTCGATTCTTACATTTTGAACATCTGCTGGTACTGCTGTTTTTCCTTCAGCAATAAAAGTGAGTGGAGAAGGTATTATGCTTGGTTCAAAAAATGCGTTGTAACTAAAAACCTCAAACTCATAAGTTCCTAATTCAGAATCAAATATTTCAAATACTGGACTCTGTACAATAGTTGTCTGAAAACTACCATCATTAAATTTATGTTTTACTGAATATTGTGAGACACCTGCTACTGGCTGCCATGTTAAAAGTATTTTACTTACGGCTCTATCACCTAAGACAATAATTAGTTCTTCTGCTGTTAAATCACTAGGAGAATCTTTTAATTCAACTAAATTTTTTATAACAGGTGTTGTTATTGCTGCTCCATCTTCTACAAAAGCGTATTTATCAGAATTATGGAACATTCCAGTTATGGTAAATAAATTATTATCTTCAGTAACAGATAAGACTCTGAAATCTTCAGTTTCAACAGCAATTCTTACTAATAACCAAACACTATTTACTTGTGGTGCAGAAGCAAATGCACTAGAAACTGTGATAACAGAACCAGATATTGTAGATATTGTTTGAGTTTCTAAAGTACCATCTGTAAGTATTACTGATAATTGATCCCCACTAGCAGCCTCAGTTGGTAAGTCTTTTGTGTTATCTACAGTAATTTGTGTTGTTGTAGCTGCTGCAATTCTTCCAGAACGTCTTAATCCGCTACGAACAGGATCTTGGATTGTGATTATATTGCTAGGTCTGATCAACGATCCAGCATCAGCAGTTGTGGTAAATGTAACTGTTTCAACCTCGTTATTCTGTGTGTAAAGATGCCATAACCCCATTCTCCTTGCTTGGGCTTGATCACTACAGCCTATTGCTTCAATATTTTTAACAACTACTCCATACTTTGATTGGTTTGCAGCAGTATCTTCAACAGTTTCATACTCATAGGTTCTGGTTTCATTTTGAAAATATTTAACATTTATTACTGTATTTTTTGTTTTTTGGCTTGCATTTGTGTAAACAAAACCATCTTCAGTTACGTTTGCATAAGAAAAGAAATATGAACTTGTGGTTGGTCGATCTTGTACAAGAGTTACTTTGCCATCTTCAAAAAATAAACTTGCCCTCATAATACTGGCAATCTTGTTAAGAATTGTATAGCCCTCAAAAACTTTTTGTATAACTAAATTGCAACTAAATCTAGGACTAGTACCACCTTGACCATTATCTATAAGTGTTGAATTATATTCAGAAGCGTTATAAAAAGAAAATTTATCTACCTCATCTTCTGATATAAAATCACCAAATCCAGCCCTATTTTCAGTAATAAGATCATAAAGAACCCAAGCTGGATCATTACACCATTCTTTTGTTGCTTTTAAAGTTCCGTTAAAACTACCACTAAATGACAAAGACCCATCTGATCTGACAGTAGCATTGTGAGGAATCTTGATAAGACGTCCTCTAATTCTATACATTCTCTGTGGAACGGATCTAAAAATTTCAGCATCAAAACGTAAAGCGGCAACAGCAGTATTTGGATATGTAGGAGTTTCAAAGACTAATTCTGTTATTGAAGTTAATTCAAAAGCATTTACAAGCCTTACATCTGTACTATCTACTGTTTCTCTTGTTAAAGTTACAGTTAGTGGAAAATCAGAAGTGGCAATATCTGAAGGCAAAACTATAATATGATCTTTAAAATAAGGTGATGTACTTTTACCAATAATTCGCCCACCACTTGAAAACTTAGAACGATCTAAACCAGTTAATAAAGTTTGCGGAACAATTTTTTTCAGTAAAGTACCAGCTTGATCTTTTACTTGAATATTATATTCAACTGTTGTACCAGATATATTTCCATCATCTTCTATTTTTTGTAAACGTGGAAAACCAACAGTTACTCTTATACCATCTGTATTAGTATCAGTTATAGATACAACACGAGGCTGGGCAACAGTAACATTTTGGCCAATAGGTCTATCTCTTTCTGTTTCAGATACACCTCTAATTTTTGTTTGATCTGCTGTACCTACTTTTGGTATAAATGCTGGTCTGTTAGAGGAAGTCGTACCAAAATTAAACGTACCGTCTGCTGGATCTGTGTCTGAAGCAGATTGCTGTAAAATTTGTACGTTATTTAAAAATACATCTTTTAAAGCGGTTCTATTATAATCATCTGTACCTAAAGTATGCCCAGCATCTATTGCAGATGGAAACCCAGCTATTTCACCTTCACAAATTACATCTACAGTTGTAACAAATTGACGAGAACCAATCTCGCCATCTTTCATCTCAGCATCATAATACTTTAAACCTTCTCCACCTCGATAACCACCAGAGTAATCAATACCTCTCCATTTAAAATCTCTTACACTTCTAGGTAATGGCATTTTTAATTAACCTCCAAAAAATACAGGGGCAGTATCAGTTCCCGATGAAACCACAATAGATCCAGTAAATACTTCTCCATAAATAAGAGGTATGCAAACTCCACTACGACTAACATTTTGAATGCCACTAAATGAATAATTAACTCTTGCATCTGTCTCACTTAAGCCAGAAGTAACATCACCTACTGTAGGAACTTGTTGTGGTAATAATAAATTACTTGCTCCCTGTAAAGCCATAGATGTACCAACAACTGTTAATGCAGAAGCTAAATATGTAGCCAAAGTTTTACCAACAACAAAAGTAGCAACCTCTGTTGCAAATCCACTTATAAGTAAACCAGCAAGAATTGAAAAAAAAGCGCCAGAAACAATAGGAATCATTCTTATTTCACCTTCACTTTTTACTATCAAATCATCTTCTGTTTTTACAACATCATTATTAATTGTTATACGATACATATTTTGTTTTACATGTGATTCTATTTCTGGATAATTACAGACTAAATATTTGTAAACATCTTTCATGTTTTTAACATCTGCATAATTAACGTGCCACCCTACTAACTCTGCTAATCTTCCATACAGTTTAATTTTTCTTAAACCTTGCTCATCTTCTCTTCTTTCTCTATCAATAAACTTATCTTTACTGAGCATAGGTTTATGCTCTTGAGGTTTTAATTCTTGTACCTCGTTATCTTTAGGGTCAAA